TCTTAAAAGAGCAAGAGAAAATCCAAACCAAGTATCGTGAACTCAATCAGATTTCGGTAATTGAACCAGATATCATCTTTATTGGAGATTCTATTGTTGAGTATTATCCCTTGCAAGAATTGCTAGGGACAACAAAGACCATTGTAAATAGAGGTATTCGGGGTTATCAGACCGGACTTTTACTAGATAACCTTGATGCCCACCTCTATGGTGATGCAGTGGATCAAATTGTGCTTTTGATTGGGACCAATGACATTGGGAAAGATGTTCCAATGAGTCAAGCATTAACAAATCTTGAAAGTGTGATTCAAAGTATTTCTCGTGACTATCCGCTGTCACAGATTAAGCTAGTTTCTATTCTGCCAGTTCATCAAGGGGAAGAATACAAACAGACAGTTTATATTCGCACAAATGAGAAAATCAAGGCCTGGAACCAAGCCTATCAAGAGCTAGCTTCTGCATACATGCAGGTAGAATATGTGTCTGCTTTTGAAGAGCTACTCGATCAGGAAGGGCAACTCAAATCTGACTATACAACAGATGGGCTTCACCTTAGCGTTTCTGGCTATCAGGCTCTATCAGAAACCTTGAAAACTAGACTTTTCTAGACATCTACTTGCATTTTTGCTTTTTTAACCTAGATAAGGTATAATATCTTTATAGTCTTTGGGGTCGTTACGGATTCGACAGGCATTATGAGGCATATTTTGCAACTCGTGTGGCGACGTAAACGCTCAGTTAAATATAACTGCAAAAAATAACACTTCTTACGCTCTAGCTGCCTAAAAACCAGCAGGCGTGACCCGATTCGGATTGCTCGTGTCTGATGATGGGTCTTATTATTAGCGAGATACGATCAAGCTTTGTCTAGCAGTTTGGTAAGAGATTTATAGACTCGCAGTTCCTAGGCTTGAGTTATGTGTCGAGGGATTGTTAAAACAATACATAACCTATGGTTGTAGACAAATATGTTAGCAGGTGTTTGGACGTGGGTTCGACTCCCACCGGCTCCATTGATAATTTACATTGTTTTGTAAATCTTTCTAAAACGTTGTTTTTACAACGTTTTTTATTTTATTCTTTGGTATTCCTTGGTATTCTTTTTTACAAAAGGGATACAACAAAGGATACAACATTCCGTCGTATCCTTAAAAATCTATATATTTTGCAAAACGTTCTCCGATATCATCCTTCGCTTGTGTTGTGATGTGAGTATATACGTTCATGGTTGTCTTTAAATCAGTATGACCAAGACGGTATTGAACTTGTTTTAATGTCATTCCAGCATCAAAACACAAACTAGCGTGCGTATGTCTGAAACCGTGAATTTTAATTGGACGTAGCTTGCTATCTTTCAAAACACTAAGCAACCATTTTCTTGGTAAGCTAGTAGGAATTGGTTTGCCAAATTCATTTTCAAAGATATACCTTGTTCCTGGATTTTTTTCTTTCCATTCTTTCAAGATATCTTGTGTAGTCTGATCTAAACTAATCAATCGTTTACTGCTAACTGTTTTAGTAGCGCCTATTTCTTCGCCTGCAAAACCTCTTGTAATAGCCTTGTTTATATCCAGAGTGTTATCGTTCCAATCTTTCCATTCAAGTGCTAAAATTTCCCCTCTACGTGCTCCTGTGAAGGCTAAAAGACGAAAGAGGACTAACTTTTCTAAATCATCGGTCTTAGCAACCAACTTCATGAATGTTTTTAATTCATCCTTATTGTAGAAATCACTCTTACTATCAACTTTCTTTCTGGTAGTAGCAACAACACTATCAACTGGATTGCTATCAATATAACCATGTCTAATCGCATACTTAAAAACATTGTTCATGAGGCCTTTTAATTTACGACCATAGACCAGTTTTCGTGACCACTCATTCACTTGCTCTTGCATTTGAAGAGGTGTGATACTACCTATCTTTCTATCTCCTAATGCTGGATAGATATGGTTTTTGAAATTTCTAGAGGTTTTGATATAGGTGCTATCTTGTACAGTCTCAGAGTATTCTTCTAACCACTTTTCAGAAATTTCCTTTACAGTCGTTTCTTTCCTGATTTCCTCTTCATTCTCTAAATCATTTTGAAGTTGAAGTAGTGCTGCACGAGCTTTACCTTTTGTTTCAAACCCTCTTTTTCTGGCATACTTGCTCTTGCCATTTTCTTTTCCAATGTAAACGGTGAAACCATAAGCAGTATCACCGTTTTTCTTTTTATAAGATTTTATTTCCACTGCTTATCACCTCGTTTTTATATTGTAGGCGGTATTGGGATTTTTATTTCAGTATTTTCATTTCTCCTTTATACTCTTGAGATATTTGAGTTTTATCAGAATCAGAGGTATAAACAAGTAGTCGAGGTGTATCTTTTTCTAAATCAACATTGTAACCTTTTTCTTGAGCCCACTTTTCAAAGATGGAATTCTTAGCTTTCAAAAATTCATTTGAAATATAGATCTTGCGACTAGTGCTTTCATTTTTCCAACTCTCTCCGATTCGCACAGAAAGATTTTTATCGTCCCCTCCAGGAACGAAATCAACCTTTTCTCCTTTATCAAGGACCTCAGTATTCTCTTTAAAGTATAAAGCGAATTCTTCACCTAATTCTTTAGTCATTTTAAATTTCTGCTCAACTGTTGTTGATGTAGTTTCTTCAGTTTTAGCAGCAGTATTTTTAGATGGATTTTTTAAAATACCATTCAAAACACCAATAGACAAAAGAGCAATTAGTGCCCAAAACCACACTCTTTTATAAATTGGTTTAGAATTTTTTCCTTTATTCATATTTCTTCTCCTGTTAACTACCTGTCAATCTATAAAATTCTTCTTGAATTATCTGTTCGCCCCAAGTGGTTGCGATTTTATGCCTTTCAGCAAATCTTAACCAATTAAACTCCGAAGGCTCGCATTGAGACAATTCTTCAGATATAAGATGACGAACCATGAAGCGGTCTGCTTCGTTCTCATATTTGTATAGCAACCGTTTGTAATTGGCTGGATTGTGGTTCATGTGCCCTAATTCATGCAGAATGACCTCTTCTCGTTCCTCTATGGATAAATCCCTATTAACGTAAATAATACGCTCATCAGGGAAATAGAAGCCCCTACGCTCCCACATTGTTTCTGGGAAGAGATAGAGTGTGACCTGGTATTCATCCAGTAACTCATTCACTTTCAATTTCGGACACCCCCAAAGAAAGCTTAATAATTTGCGCAATCTTATCAACATCTTCGTCTGATAGTGGTTTACCATCAAAAAGAACTACACGTTCACGAAGATTAGACAAATCAACAACACGACCATCAGCAGTAGTGACAATATCACTAGCTACATTAGGATTATCAGTACGACCTAATAGATAATCAGTCGAAACATTAAAATATTCAGCAATTTCTTGAAGTCGCTCAGAGTTAGGCGCCTTCTTTTTTAATGAATAAAAATAATTTGTACTATAACCCAAAGTTTCTTCTAGTTTTGACAAAGCAATTCCTCGCTTTTTAGCAAGTTCTTTAATTTTTTCAAATGTTGAAAACATTGTTAAATCAACCTTTCTACGCTTTACAAAAAAATATTCTAGAAAAAAGTATAGAAAAGTGTTGACAAGCTCTATAAAAAAGTATAGAATGTATATTGTAAAGCGAAATATAAAGCGAAAACAAAAGAGAAAAGACAAACTAAAAATAAAAGCTTTGGCGAGCGTTGTGATTGGTTTAGAAAGTCCTTTGTTTATGTTTTTCTTATACTTTGATTATAGACTTTAGTCTAGAAAAAGTCAAGAAATTCTATAAAAAAGTTTTCGCTTTGTGTTTCTCTAAAAAAAGAAAGGAGCTACAAATGAGCACTCAACACAAAAAATGGAACGAACTGGTAAAACAAAAAATGGCTGAGCGCAATTGGAATAACGCTGACTTGGCTCAAGCGATTGGATTCAAGCGAACATCAAGCGTTATTACAGAATTATTCAACATAGGTAAGGGTTCTGATGATTTGAAATTAAAGATTTCAAAAAAACTAGGAATATCAGAATCATGGGAAAAATTCGAAGAGTAGATAGGAGAAATAAAATGGACGACACTATTACAATTTCCAAAACTGAACTTGAAAAGATGATTGCTGAAGCTATCTCAAGAAATAGTTTACCGAGACTAAAGAAAGATTTTAGAGATGTTCATTTGTCCGATGACGAAGTTGAAAAAATAAATATAAAACATCCACTAATTTCTGAAAAATTGAGTAGAAGATTCGCCTCTCAAATTACAGACGAACCATCAATCGACGAAATTAGATTTGGAAGGTCAAAACCTAACAGTATTTACACTCGAAAAAGATATGGACAAGGAAATACCTATGGCTATGCACACCACAAGATCTATCTCCAAGATATACTAGATAATCTTAGACGTATAAGTTTAGCAGTAATGGGTGCAAGTGTAATCAAAGATTTAGATGATGATGAATTTGAATATTGTCTCACAATTTATGAAGAGTTTAAAAAACTTTTTCTCAATCAATACGATGAACGATTAAGCATCGAAAATAAAATTTTAAAAAATATGGAGTGATTTTATGAACGAAATTTTTAATTTTCACGGACAACAAGTCCGTACTATGTCAATCAATGACGAGCCTTGGTTCGTAGGAAAAGATGTCGCAGACATCTTAGGATATAGCAAAGCTAGAAATGCAATTGCTCTTCACGTTGACGAAGATGACGCCCTGAAACAGGGCCTCACAGACAATCTTGGAAGAACACAAGAAACTATCATCATTAACGAGTCAGGTTTATACTCGCTTATCCTATCCAGCAAATTACCTCAAGCAAAAGAATTTAAACGATGGGTTACATCAGAGGTTTTGCCAGCCATTCGCAGACAAGGTGGGTTCATTCGTGAAGACCTAGATGAAGATGCCTTCATTGCTCTATTTACTGGACAAAAGAAATTGCGTGAGCAACAAGCTAGCATGATTGAAGATATCGACTATCTCAAGAATGAACAACCAATTCATCCAAGTTATGCTCAATCTCTATTGAAGAAGCGTAAGGCTCGAGTGGTCGCTTGCCTTGGTGGTATCGACAGTCCAGCTTATGCTGATAAAATCTTCGCTCAATCAGTGTTCAGACAAGCTGAGATTGATTTTAAGGAACATTTCAATATCAGTCGCTATGACCTATTACCAAAGAAATTCGCAGAAGCAGCACTTGCCTATTGGATGACTTAGGAACCAAGCACCAATACTAAGATGAAAATCATGGAATTAAACGCGTATAGTCAAGCGTAAGGATGGCAAAAAATATATCCGTATAGTGGAAAAATAAAAAAGCCTATCAAATAATCGATAGACTTTACAATAGTCCAAAACGCTATTCTTCAATTTCATTCTCGAATTTCCCAATCGAAACACCCAATATCTGATCTAAAAATAGACAAACGTATGGCATTTTGAATGGTCCACCAATCGAATTTGTGTGAACTTCGACATCTACTAAAAAGATTGCTGTTGGATTTTTTTCATCGTATTCAGAAACTCGTAGATTTTTTATTTTTTGAACAATCGCAGAAACGTTAGGATAATCAGCACTAGCAGGATTATAAGGTTCGCCAATATATTGTCCAGCAGCTGTTTGGACTATCAACTTGTGACCAGTATCTTTAGCGATAATCCCATGCGTTAATAGAATGTCATATTTTGCTAAGTTGTTACTCATATCTTTTCCTCCTTTCTATTGAATTTTTGACTAAAACAGTGAGAGGTCCTAGTCAAAAGTTATTATATCAAATCAAGGAGGAATCACATCGGTCTTGAGACCGATATAGGAGGTTGAATGGAAGATAAAATCATAGAACTCGCTGATTACTTTATCAGCAAAAATGCAACATACAGAGAAGCTAAGATAGCGTGTGAGAAGCTATTAAAACAAGTTAGCCATGAGATAGAACTCAGGGCTATGGAAAGTAAGATCTCTAAATAAAAAAAAGCACCTGACGGCAATCAGGCACTTATCAAAATATTTAATTAAAGTATAGCACAGAAAGAGAGGAATTACTAGTGGCAATCGAACTCTTTGGTAACGAATGGAAAGAAGAACTTTTTGAAGACTTAGTAAAACTAAATATCGAAGCTTTAAAAGAAGCTAACAGAAGACTCTCGAAACAAATCAATATGGTCTCTATCAAGGAAGTTATGGATGCTACTGGGTGGGGAAGAAAAAGAATTGAAGATTTTAGAGATCAAGGAAAATTCAGTTACCAACAAAATGTAAAAGGTGGTAAATGCTTATACGACCTGGATGATGTATTAAGATTCCAAAGTCAAATTATGAAACGAGGTTAAATAAATGAACGAACCAAACATCTTAAGCCAATTATTTGGAGTATCACTAACATTTATCGGAATCTTTGCAATCATGCTTTTCACTTGTCGATACGAAGACAAACAAAAAGAAAAGTCAACAATCATCGTTGAAGAAGCAGAAGATTTCAGAGAAGTCGCTCGAAGAAATCTAAAAAAATGTGACAGAAAGTCAACTTACGACACACAGCCACCTATCGGTCTTTCATCAACTATTGATGACTTACCATCAAACTTGAAGATGTGTGTTGAAGATTATGACAGATTAGCAAATGACTACCAGGAAGAAGCGAATCATAATGATTTGCTAAGAAGACAAAATACTAGTCTTTTGCAAGAAAACGGACGCTTACTCTACAAAGAAATGACAATGGATTTTCGCAAAAACCAAAGGAAGTGGGGAGCAAGAGCATGACAGAAGTCTTCAAAAGTAAAGAAGGAGAGTAGCTATGTCTGAAATTAAATGGATTAAGATTACGACAGATATTTTCGATGATGAAAAAATTTGTCTTATCGATGCACTACCTGATCATGACGCTATTTTGGTTATCTGGTTTAAAATTCTAGCTCTTGCTGGCAAGCACAACCGAAACGGACTGCTTATGATGTCAGACAAAGTTCATTATACTGATGAAATGCTTGCTACCATTTTCAGAAGACCATTAAACACTGTAAGAATGGCTCTTGGAATTTTTGAACAATTCGGAATGGTTGAAATTATTGATGGCATCATCGCTTTACCAAACTGGGAGAAACATCAAAATATTGATGGCATGGAAAAAATCAAAACACAAACCAGGAACAGAGTTGCGAAGTATCGTGAAAAACAAAAAAATCTCGCACTCGGTAACGTTACATGTAACGTTACAGTAACGGAAAGTAACGCAACAGAAGAAGATAGAGATAAAGATAAAGAATTAGATAAAGATAAAGAATTAGATAAAGATAAGAATATAAATAATCATAATAATGAAAATCAAATTCAAATCATTGTCGAAGAATATCAATCTCGTATCGCACCAATGGACGGAACACAATTTTCAATCATAAAAGAATTCATAGAACTTGATGAAATGGAACCAGGAGTCATTCTTAAAGCAATCGGCCTTGCTGCTGACAACGGGAAAAGGAATTTTAGTTACATAAAAGCTATTTTAACCAATTGGAAGAATGATGGCGTTTTGACAATGGCAGCAGTCGAAGAACGTGAGCGTGTTTTCAAAGAAAGTAAAAATAAAGGCTCAATCAATCAAACAAACAAGAAATCTAATGTCCCAGAATGGTCTCAACCCGATTACGTAAATACAACAAGTGAAGAGACTAAAAAGGAGTTAGAAGAAAAGAAAAAAGAAATGTTAGAAAGATTGAAGAAAGGAGATAAATAATGTTCATCTTAAAACATGGAACAAAAGAAGATAAACCTTTCTTGAAATCTGTTGATGTGGCAGTTACTGGAATAGATATTTCTTTTTCTGATGAAAGAAAGGCAATAAAATTTGCTTCTCGTGGTGCAGCTATTCAAGTCGGAAATGCATTAAGAGGTTCCTTTGGGAACTTCTATCCAGTCGAGGTACCAGGATGATAAAACTCTATTTTGTCTATAACGGGCATTGCAGGTTATTTCTAGGACAATACAACAATGTTGATGACCTTATTAAAGACATGAAAGATCATCAATGGGCGTACTCTGGAATAACTAGACCACACTTCACAAAACACATCAAAAAAGATAGCGTCAGATTTGATTATGGCGCAAAAGATTGCTACTACCTGGCAGTCAAATAGGAGGTAAGAATGATTAACAATGTAACATTAGTAGGACGATTAACACGAGATCCAGAGTTGAAATACACACCATCAAATATTGCAATTACAACTTTTAACCTGGCAGTCAATCGTAACTTCAAAGGAGTAAACGGGGAACGTGAAGCCGACTTTATTAATTGCATGATTTGGAGAAAACAAGCTGAGTTGCTTGCTGAATGGTGCAAAAAAGGAAACCTTGTAGGAATTACTGGTAGAATCCAGACTCGTAGCTATGATAACCAACAAGGACAACGTGTCTATGTGACAGAAGTAGTTGCTGAGACTTTTCAGCTACTAGAAAAGCGTGACAATTCTGCAAACCAATCAAACATTGAAGAGCAGATGCCAGCAAGTTTCGGAGCTACAAATCCTTTGGATATTTCAGATGATGACATGCCGTTCTAGGAGGTATTCGGATGAGTACAATTAACCAGGATATAATCAAGGGTTTAAAACGTTCAATCGAAGCAGCAGAAGAAAAAATCGAAGAATTGAAGAAACCAAGTCAGAAATCAACAGTACACATGAGAGCTGCTGAAAGAGATTTTTGGAAGAAGAGACTGAAAAGGTATGAAGAACAGTTGAAGGAGTTGGAAGATGAAGCTGAAAAATTTAAACAAAGCTAGAGATATCGCTTGCTTGATTAAAGAGTACGAATATTTCTTAGAAGTTAAACGCAAGTGCTGGAGTGAACTTAAAATTACAAGGCTAGAGACTAATTATATTCTTCGTACGGCTCATGGATTTCTTTCAAAAGAAATCAAAGCAGATGAGATATTGTCTGGTCTAATCACAGAAACCATCCAGAATCGAATCGAAATGCTAAAGCAAGAACTTGTCGAATTAGGAGTAGAAATGGAGGAATTGGAAGATGAATAAACAGGAATTGATTAAGAAGTATAAAGAGCTGGAGAATGGAACGTTTGATATTGGAGCGCTTGTAGCTTGTCAGTCAATTTTAAAAGATTTGGAACAACTAGACGAACCGCAAAAACCAGTCGTACCGCAGTTTGTGGCGGATTGGATTGAATATTTAAAAAAATGTTCAGGCACATTATATGGAAGCACCGCACCTTACTCATACTATGGACGGGCTATAACTGATGATTTTGAGGGCGACGTAAAAAAAGCTTTGGAATGGATTCGTAACAATAGCGAGGTATACGCTCGTGCATGGCTGGACGGCTACGAGGTCGATAAAGAGAAGCGGTATCGGGTGAGGATGAAAGGCTTGAGTGAATGTTATAACTATCTCAATTATGATTCAATTGATGATGAATGGTATTTCACTGATGCTGAAAATGGCTCTGCTGTAGGAACACACCACACCCGCAAACAACTAGAAGAAGCTGGTTTCGGCTGGGTGTTCGATTGTGAGGGAGTGGAAGTAGAGGAGGTAACAGAATGATACCAAAATTTAGAGCGTGGCATAATGAACTTGGTAGAATGATGTCGATAAAAAACATGTGGTTCCAAAACAGTCGCATTGAAGAACTTGAACTAAATGACGCAGTCATGAATGATTGTATTACAGCTTATCCTGACGAAATCGAACTCATGCAATCAACAGGATTAGTTGATAAGGAAGGTACAGAAGTTTTTGAAGGTGATATCTTACATCATCAGATACAAACAGAATATACCTTTATTGTCAAATATGACAAAGACAAAGGTCGCTGGTACGGCGACGGTCTAAGTCGCACCTATCGGATTGACATCGCAAAGAGATTCCTACCGTATTACAAAGTCATTGGAAACATCTATAAAAACCAGTAACTCCTGGAGGTGGATAATGAGGATTAAAACATCGAATGGCGCAATCGTCAACGTCAACAACATGAAACGAAGCATCACGATTGAAGGAATCGAGCTCGGCTCAGATTGTCAAGCTTTAGTATCTAAGCATCAAGATGGAACAGGTACAATCACTCTAGTCTTTGATGGTAAGATTATTTAAAAAGGAGGTTCACTATTGAGAACATTAAACAGTCGTGAATTATACTTCCTAGACAGAGAACTTTTAAAATTTAAAGAAGTTGATCGTGATATCTGGGTTAGAACTGCTGAAGTTATGGCAAAAAATGGCGAAGAACTCGTAGGTAGCAGAGGAAATCAGATCAGCAAACCAACAGAAAACACTGTCATAAAATTATGCAGTGATGTACCTCTGAGAAATCTGGAGTTGTTCAAAGAAACCGTTGAAACATTCTTAAAGGAACTCACACTAGAACAACGAGAAATCTTTGATTTGAGGTGGGGGCAGTCAGAATTGGAATGGGAAGAAATCGCTAGCAAACTATTCGTGAGTGACGCAACCATTTATCGCAAAAGGAAAACAATTTTAAAAACCTATGCAAAAATCAAAGGGATTGCATAAAATGAGAATAAAACCTCTTGTATTCTCACTTTAAACGATATATCATGATAGCATGAACTTCTGAAACAAAAACACACATCACACTTTGGGAAACATCCTTAATTCTAGTCAAATAAGTTGTTAAACAGAAGTGTCATCAAGAGTCAGCAAACGCTGGCTTTTTGCTTTACAGAAAGGAGGTAAAACATGGAATATGTATCACCAATAAAAGATAGCGACGACATCCAGGCCATGAAAGATTATCTGAAAGAATGGAATGAGATGTATTACATGCTTTTCATTACAGGTCTGAATACTGGATTGCGAGTTGGAGATATACTTACCTTGAAAGTGAAAGATGTCCAAGGATGGCACATTAAACTAAGGGAACGTAAGACTGGTAAGCAGATAACTAGACGAATGACCAAAGAACTCAAAAAAGAAATGAGACGATATGTTGAAGGGAAGCCATTTCATCATTTCTTATTCAAGAGTAGGCAAGGTCAGAATAAAGCGATCACTCGTGAGCGAGCCTATCAAATTATTCATGAAGCAGCTGAAGAGCTTGGGATTGATAACGTAGGAACTCACACGATGCGTAAGACTTTTGGATATAAATATTACAACAAAACAAAGGATGTAGGAACATTGCAAAAAATGTTCAATCACTCATCACCAGCAATCACGCTTAGATACATAGGAATTGAACAAGCAGAACTTGATGATGCGCTACGTAACTTTGTTATTTAATTTTTTTTATTTATTACTTTCACATAACGAGTTAAGCATAAACTAAAAAAATGAAACGCTTTAAACCCTATGAATAGTAAGGGTTTAAGATTTAGAGTGAGTTTAACAAAATATAAGATATGTGAAAGTGAGGGATAAAACAACCTAGAAAAAGGAGTATAACATGATTAAAGAATATCGCGATATGTTGTTTGAACCTAGAGCAGTTAATAAACTAAACAAAGATATAAAAAACAATCCAGAAATAAATTTCAAAATAATTGGGTACAATGTCATTTCAAGCGAGCACGGACCAGCTCGTACATTCATCCTTGTAGATTGGGAAAAAGAAATACCTAAAGAGTCTGACACAAAAGGTTCAGAATTTACTCAAAAACGTTTTAACTTACCTGACAATCCACAATGATTTTTAAAGTGAGAATAAAAGCTATTGTTTTCTCACAATAAAAGAATTATTATGGTAGCATGGATTTCTTGTATGAGAGGGGATAGGTCATTGACTTGTCCCTTTTAATATTGAGAAAGGAGGTTTGATATGTATAACAAACCTATCAGACAAACCTTGAAGTCTAAGAAGTGGGAGAAGTTCCGTGATAAAGTAATGCGCAGGCATGACTATCTTTGTCAAGAAAGTTTACGTTATGGGATTTCTACTCAAGCAGAAATGGTCCATCATATTTTCCCTGTGTCAGAATATCCTGAACTTGAATTTGTTGAATGGAATTGTTTGCCATTGACAAACAAAAAACATAACACGTTTCATGACAGAGTGAATGACAAAGTAATTAATCAGGGATTATATTGGCAGAAAAAACGAAAAAAGGATTTTGAGGATTTTTTTAAAAATCAAAAAAATGAAATTTTGTAAAAATCGAATTTTTAAAATTTTCGATTTTTCATTTTTACCCCCCCACCTAAAAAAAATATTTTTTGGGCTGTTGGGTACCGGTGAAGGGAACTTTTTCCAAGTCGGAGGCCTTCAAACAAAAAGGGGGTAAAAACTAAGCGATTTTGACGAAAGGAGGTAGTTTTTGGCTAAACCAATTACAGCAAAGTCGATTAAGTCAAAAGTGGTCAAGCAGATGAAAGACTTGGGCACTTATCGTAAAGAGTTTGAAATGATCATTGACATCTTTGCAGGTATGCTATATCAGTATCAGAAACTTGCTCAAGATTATGCTGACATGGGTTATCCAGTAACAGACACCTACGTCAATAAGGCTGGTGCTGAAAATGAGCGCAAAGTTCCAATCTTGACAGCGATGGAAATTTTGAGGAAAGACATCCTCAGTTACTCTAATCAGCTGATGATGAATCCGAAGTCTCTCGGCGAAGTAGTAGAACAAGAAGGTGATTCAGTTCTTACTGAGGTCCTGAAGTTCAAAAACGAAATCAAGAAGAAACGAGTGACTGGCAATGGGTAATCTTGGCAAAGCGAAAGAGTATGCTCAGCACGTCATATCTCACAGAGAGGAACATTGTGAGGAGAACATTCTTGCAGCTGAACGTTTCTTGCGTGATCTTGACAATCCAGAATTTGATATGGATGAGGAAATCGTTGATTTCGTTGTCCACTTCATCGAAAACACGATAGTCCATCAGCAGGGTGATGATATGTTTGCGGTGTCTATCCGTAACAAGCCATTACTCTTGCAACCGTGGCAACACTTTGTGGTGGTTAATCTATTTGGATTTTACTACAAGGGTACAAATGAGCGCAGGTTCAAAGAAGCGCTTATCATGCTTGCTCGGAAGAATGGGAAGACCTCATTTACTGCGGCAATCGCACTTGCTTATCAGATATTAGACACAGACAGCGGTTCAAAATGCTACATCGTGGCCAACTCGGTCAAGCAAGCTATGGAAGCCTTTGGATTCTTAAAATTCAATGTAGAGCGATGGAATGACAAGAACATTCGTATCAAGGATAACAACCAGGAACACTCAATCACTGCTAATTTTGGTATCGAGGGTTCTTTCTTTATCCAGGCACTGGCCAACGATGAAAGCCGTTTGGACTCATTGAACGGTAACGTAATTATCCTAGACGAAGCTCACACGATGAGAAACAGTAAGAAATACGGACTTATGAAGAAAACAATGTCAGCATACCGAAACAGTATGCTTTTTGTTATCTCTACGGCTGGTGATATTCCTACTGGTTTCCTTGCTAACCGTCTGAAATATTGTCAAAAGGTCCTCAAGCAATTGGTCAAGGATGATTCCTTGTTCATATTTATCTGTAAAGCTGACCAGTCAACAGATGGAGATGTCGGTGATTACCTAGACGAGAATGTGCTTAAGAAAGCCAACCCATCGTGGGGTGTGACGGTGTCGCTCAAGGCTCTGAAAGAAGAAGCAGAGCAAGCTATGAATGATCCGCAAACTCGGAATGAATTCTTTAACAAGACATTGAATGTCTTTACTAACTCGATGAATGCTTATTTCAATCCTGATGAGTTCATTGCTTCAGACAGTCGCTATGATTGGACTTTGGAAGAACTGGCACGCTTGCCTATCCAGTGGTACGGTGGAGCTGACTTGTCAAGGTTGCATGACTTGACCGCCGCCGCTCTTTATGGTGTTTATCATGACGGTGAGAAAGATGTTGATATTTGCATCACACACGCTTTCTTTCCTCGTGTCAATGCTCAAAAGAAAGCCAATGATGACGGGATTCCGCTTTTCGGTTGGCAGTCTGATGGCTGGCTAACCATGAGCAATACTCCGACTGTTCTCTATGATGATATCGTTAAATGGTTCATCAAGATGAGAGAGAAAGGGTTCAAGATTGCTGCTGTCGGAATGGATAGAAAGTTCGGTCGTGAATTCTTGACCAAGATGAAACAAGCTCGGTTTAAGATGATTGACCAACCACAGCTTTTCTGGTTGAAATCCGAGGGCTTCAGACGAATTGAGTTCAAAGTTAAAAACAAAGAATTTTATTATCTTCACTCTGATGCTTACGAATATTGTGTAAGTAATGTTAGAGCTATTGAGAAAGTGGATGATGCTGTGCAATATGAAAAATTAGATGGCGACGGTGGTACCGCAAGAATTGACTTGTTCGATGCCAGCGTTTTTGCTTGCATTCAGGCTCTTGCCAATCTTGGTAAGAATCAGGATGTCATGAGCTTCTTTAAGTAAAGAGAAAGGAGGTGAGAAAACATGGGGCTTTTAGATAGGATTTTGAAACGAGGTAAAACTCAAAGCGGAACGAACGTCATCACTCATTCAGACTTCGGTTTGTTTCTTGATGGTGATGGTTACGTTCCATTGGCCCGTAATCCTGATGTGGTTGCAGCAGTCAACAAGGTTGCTGACATGGTATCCAATATGACCATTCATTTGATGGAGAATACAGATAAAGGCGATATCCGAATTAAAGACGGACTAGCTAGAAAAATAGATGTTAACCCATGCGACAATATGACTCGCAAGACTTGGATTTTCAAGATTGTGCGTGACTTATTATTGTTTGGTGATGGTAATTCGGTTCTTCATGTTGAGTATGATCCTGTGAATGATTATATTTTGAACCTAAGACCATTCGCGATGAGTGAAGTATCTTTCAGAAGTGATGATAACGGTTATGTCGTAAATTATCGTGGTACTGATTACAATCCAAGCGAAATCGTACACTTTGCAATCAATCCAGATCCAGACAATCCATTTGTAGGTACTGGATATAGGCTTGCTCTAAGAGATATCGTTAGGAACTTAAATCTCGCTACTCAAATCAAAAAAGGGTTTATGAGTGGTAAGAATGTTCCAAGTCTAATTGTGAAAGTTGATTCTTCGAGTGGAGATTTAGCAACTCAAGAAGGTCGTGACCTGGTCGCTAAGAAATATCTCAGTACTAGCCAGTCTGGTGAACCGTGGATTATCCCTGATGCTCTCATGAGTGTTGAACAGGTTAAACCACTCAGTTTAAAAGATATTGCTATCAATGAATCTGTTGAAATTGATAAAAAAACAGTTGCTGGACTTTTGGGAGTTCCAGCTTTTATTTTAGGAGTTGGAAATTTCAACAAAGAAGAATATAACAACTTTGTCAATACAACAGTTATGAGCATTGCAACGACAATCACTCAGACCTTAACTAGAGACTTACTAGTTTCAAACAATCGGTATTTCAAACTTAACGCTCGCTCGCTTTATTCTTACGACATTACAGAATTGTCATCAGTAGCACAACAGATGACTAATAGTATGGCAATGCGTAGAAATGAGTGGAGAGACTGGTTAGGAATGCCGCCTGATCCTGATATGGATGAGCTCCTTGCTCTTGAAAACTATATCCCACAAGATAAACTTGGGGACCAGAAGAAGTTGAAAGGAGGTGAGGAAGAAGATGAACAAACGTAATAGTTATCGCACCGCTCAATTCAAAACACGAGAAGAAACCGAAACTGGTGATTTGATTTTGAGTGGGTACTTTATCAAGTTCGATGAAGTTACTGAATTATGGCCAGGTTACTTTGAAGTGATTAAGCGTGAAGGAGTTGAAAAAGCAATTCAAAACGCTGACATCAGGGCATTATTTAACCATGATGATAGTTTAGTGCTTGGTCGTACTGGAAATGGAACGGTTACTTTAGGTGTTGATGAAATCGGACTTTTTGGAGACATCATCATCAATAAAGAAGACCCGCAAGCTATCGGAGCCTATGCTCGTGTTCAACGTGGAGATGTGGTCGGATGTAGCTTTGGCTTTATCCCAATTGAAATCAACACAGAAGAACGTGCTGATGGTTCGTATCTGGACACTATCTTAGAATTGGAAATCTTTGAAGTGAGCCCATGTACTTTCCCAGCATATCCACAAACGGAAATAGCTGCACGACAGAAAGACTTTGAAAGTCAACAGCGTGCTAATCGTGAAGCGCTAGACAAGCGCAAAAAAGAAATTAAGGAGAAATTTAATCTATGCACAAATCATTAATTTTAGGCGCTCGTATGCGCAACAAAGCAGATAAGGTAGTAGAGCTTGAACAATCAATCGAGGAATTGAACAAACGCTCTGAACTTGAAGCTGCTAAATTGGAACAAGCTGGAACCGATGAAGAAGTTTCAGCTGTTGAAAAGAACCTTGAAGAAATCCAAAAAGAATTGGAAGAAAAGGAAGCAGAAAAAGAAAAACTTGAAGCAGAAATCGAAGATTTGAAAAACCAAATCGAAGAACAAAACCGCAAAGCACCAACTTATCCAAACAAAGAAGAACAACGTGGAGGACAAAAATTGGAACAACGTGACGCAATCGCAAAATTCATCCGCACTGGACAAACTCGTGACATCGTAGGATTGAAAACTACTGATTCAGGAAGTGGCGCCCTAATCCCTAAAGAAGTGTTGAAACCACACTTTGTTAACAAAACACGTAATCCACTTTTGGATCTTTTGCAACGTGTGAGAGTTAACAGTGGTTCTGGTAAATATCCAGTTATCAAGAAAACGGATGGTTTAATGATTTCAGTAGATGAATTGAAATCAAATCCAGAACTCGGAAAACCAGCAATCAGCGACATTGATTATTCAATCAAGACTTACCGTGGATATATCCCTGTGTCACAAGAAATGATTGACGACGCAGACTATGACATTATGTCCATTGTTGAAGAAGAAGTGATTAATCAAGGTGAAAACACTGAATTGTCATTAGTTACAACTGTCCTCAAAACAGCTACCCAAGCAGATGCGACTGGATTTGATGGTATTAAAGATATCTACAACAAGAAGCTTAAATCAATTTATAAAGCAAGCATCATTGTAACTAAGTCAATGTTTGCAGCTCTTGACAAAGTCAAAGACAAGAATGGGAACTACATGCTTCAAACTAATGTAGCTTCACCTACTGGCTATTCATTTGGTGGGAAAACAATCTACAAAGTAGAGGACACAGCGTTTGGAAACGAAGGAGAAATGAAATTCTTCATCGGAGATGTAGCTGAGTTCGTCAAAGAGTTTGATCGTCAACAAGTATACGTTAAATGGGTGAACAATGACATTTACGGACAATTACTTGGGCTTTTTGTTCGTTGGGATATTAAGAAAGTAGATGAAGAAGCTGGATTCTTCGGTACTTATACTGACGCAGTCGGATAAGGAGGTGGCCTTTGAGCTATACAGTAATCCGTCCATTTAAGGACTTAAACGATCCTGAACAACATGACTACTCAGTCGGTGATGCTTTTCCTCGTGAAGGGCATGAACCAACTGAAACTTTTATCAACGGTCTTTTGAATGGGTTAAATAGTGCTGGTTCAATCTTCCTCGAGGAAGTTCCAGATGAAAAACCTAAAAAACAAAAATCTAAAACAGTTGTAGATGAAGAGCCCGTCGCAGAAGAAGAGGAATAAACATGAATGAATTTCAGCTGTTACAGTTACTGAAACTCAAGTTAGGTATTTCAACTAAATTGAGAGACAAGCCACTAGAAAAAATCATTTCAAGTGTCATCACTGAATTGACCGACAATCTCGGTGTTGAGCTTGTCGGTGACCGTGCTGATCATGAAATGTTTATCGTTGACTATGCTGCATATCGCTATGAAGGTGGAGTGGATATACCACGACACCTTCAATGGCGATTACACAATTTGCAATTATCGTCAAAGAAAGAGGTTAAGAATGTGGAACAATGAAATCACGCTGACCTCTAGGAAAATCAAAGGTAAGGATAAGCTTAAACAACCAATCTACGAAGAAGTAGAAGTGACAATTCTGTGTCGCAAAAAGAAAGTTACTCGCTCTGAATTTTATCAAGCAAATCAATCAGGATTAAGACCTAGTCTAGTCGTTGAAGTTCATAATTTTGAATACGACAACCAAGAGCATGCCACATTTGAAGGCAAAAAATATCATGTCTTAAAAACCTATCCAATTGATTCTGAAATTTTAGAACTGACTTTATCGGAGAAATTAGAATGAGCATTGACCTCGCTGATTTCATTGCAAAAGAGCTAGCTTCATATTCAACTGAGTTTTCAGAAAGAGTTGAAAAGATTGCTGAAGAGGTAGCAGAGGAAGCAGTACAGGAATTAAGACAGACCAGTCCAAAAAGATACGGAAAATATCGCAAAGGCTGGAAAAAGAAGAAGCTAGCAAATGGCTCTTACGTTGTCTTTAACTCTGTTGCTAGTCTTACTCACTTACTTGAGAATGGCCACATCTTACGAGGTGGTGGTCGTGTATCTGGCATAGTTCACATTAAACCAGTTGAAGAAAAAGCTATCGAGAATTTTGAAAAAAGAATCAAGGAGATTGGCCAATGAAACTTTCAGAGTTTGCTGATATTTTAGAGAAATCAGACTTACCTGTAACTTATCGAGCATATCAAGAAAACAATGTTCCTGGTATGCCTTACCTGATTTACTATGAATCTAGTCCAGCCATCAATGCAGCTGACAACACGGTTAATCATGAGATTAAGAGCGTGACGGTCGAGCTTGCATTTGAGCGCAAGGATGAAGATTTGGAAGAGCGACTAGAAGAGCTGTGGAAATCCCACGAGCTCTTTTTTGAAGCTCAAGAAGAAACATTTATCGAGACTGAAAGGCTATATGTCAAGCCTTATACAGTCTATCTTTACTAAGGAGGAATGACATGCCCGAAAATAAAGTAACGTTTGGTTTAAAAAATGTTCACGTTGCACCAGTAAAAACAATTGGAGCAGACGGAGTGATTACTTATGATGAAGTATTCCGTTTCCCTGGAGCAATGGACTTAACACTAGATCCAAAAGGCGATTCTGGAGCAGTTAAAGCAGACGACATTGACTACCATTTCATCAACTCAAACGAAGGATATGATGGAAAACTTAAAGTACCTCATATCATCGAAGCATTTGCAACTAAGATTTTGGGAGAAATCAAAGACTCTGAAACTGGTGTCATGACTGAAAAAGGAGATGCAGAACCAACAGCATTCGCTATTATGTTTGAATTCTCTGGTGATAAGAACAAGACTCGTCACGTTCTTTACTACTGTTCAGCAAGTCGCCCATCAAATGGATCATCAACCAAAAACGGTACAAACGTAAATGAACGTGAACTATCTTTCAAAGCTAGTCCTCGTCCACTTGACTCAGTTATCAAACGTTCAATTACTTCAGCTGATAACAGCGAAGTCTACAAAAAATGGTTCGAAAAAGTTTATGAACCTAACGCTGTTGGTTAAGGAGAAATAGCATGCGCAAAATCATCACGGTTGGCGAGCAAGAGTATGAGTTGGGGACAAGCGCCTACACTCCTATCGCCTACAAGCAACAATTCGGTAAGGATTATTTCCAAGATTTATTCTCAATGTTGCAGAATCAATCTCTTATGTCCGAATTGAATAAATTGAATTCTGGCGAAAAAGAATCGAACGAAGTCGATATTTCAATCTTGTCAGACTTTGACATGACATTCTTTAATCGTCTGTTTTGGACCTTTGCTAAAACTGCAAATCCTCACATCAAACCATACGAACAATTTTTCATGGAAATGGAAAGTTTTCCAATTCAAGAAGTTGGGCCTGAGTTGATGGAAATGTTGAATGCAAGTATGTCAACAAAAAAGTCCCAGACCAGTCAGAAACAGCTAGCGAAGAAATTTTCACAGTAGAATCTTATCTATCCTGTTGCAAAGAAACAGGATTGTCCATCGATGATCTAAAGAATATTTCTATCGGGATGGCTTTAGATTATCAAACAGATTATGTGAATTTACGTAGCGAAAGTAAGAAAGGCGAGCGAAAAGCCAACCAAGCTGATTTTGACAATTTTTAAAAGAAAAGGAGTGCTGAGAGAGCGATTCTGAGGGCAAGTTTATTGACCTGACTGCATTATCAGTCGTAGATGTTCTCTCAGCGCTTTTTATTTTTAGAGGAAGGAGGAAACATGGCAGGAAATATTAAAGGTATCAAGATTGAGATTGATGGAGATACGCAACCCTTACAGAAGGCACTCAAGAATGTCAATAAGGCTGCAACAGATGCAACCCAAGAATTAAGGCAAATTGACAAAGCCTTAAAATTTGATACAGGGAACGTCACTCTATTAACTCAAAAACAAGAGGTCCTACAAAAACAAGTTTCTAATACAAAAGAAAAATTAGAAACTTTAAGACAGGCACAATCTCAGGTTGAACAACAATTCAAAAGTGGGAACATTGGTGCCGATCAGTATCGAGCTTTTCAACGTGAAGTAGAAACTACCAAGAATGTTCTTGAAGGCTATAAAGGAAAACTAGCAAACGTCAACCAAGCACTTTCAGAAAACGGCAATGCTACCCAAAGCAATAAAAGTCAGCTTCAGAACTTGCAGAAAGAACAGAATCGCCTTGCTAGCGAATCTGAAAAAGTCGTAAGTTCATTTAAACTACAAGAAAGTCAGTTAGGTGCTAATGCTAGCGAATCTGAAAAACTAGCTCTGGCACAGAAAAAAGTCGGTGCTCAATCCTCTATCGTTGCTAAGCAGATTGAAAATCTTGAGAAGCAGTTAGAGTTAACTAAGCAAGAATATGGTGAAAATTCAGTTGAAGCCAACAAAATGGAAGCACAACTGAACCAAGCTAAAGCATCGTATTCAAACCTTTCTCAAGAAATGAAAAACTTGGGGAGTGCGGGTAAACAAGCTGCTAATACTCTAGGTGAGACAAATAACCTTTTAAAAGCAGAGTTACTTAATCAATTTTCTGAGAAACTATCAGATATCAGTCAGAAACTTGTTGATTTTGGTAAAAGTGCATTAGAAGCCTTCAGACAAGTTGACGAAGGCATGGACACTATCGTGACCAAAACTGGTGCGACAGGCGATAGTTTGAAAGAAATGCAAGATATTGCCGCAAACATTGCAACAACGATCCCGACAGATTTCAGTAAGGCTGGGGAAGCAGTCGGAGAGGTCAATACACAGTTTGGTCTAACTGGCGATGCTCTCAAAGATGTTTCCATAGAGATGATTAAGTTTGCTGAAATTAACGGTACAGACATTACCAATTCAACTATTTCAGCAAGTAAAGCCTTAGAAGCCTACGAGCTATCAACTAGTGATTTAGCGAAAGTCCTAGACTCTACAACCTACACAGCCCAATCGACTGGTGTATCTGTTGATGACTTGATGAAGAAAGCAATCGAAGGTGCACCACAAATCAAAATGTTAGGCCTTTCTTTTGAAGAAGGTGTGGCGTTGCTCGGACAATTTGAAACGAGCGGCGTAGATGCTTCAGGTGCTTTGTCAGGTTTAACAAAAGCAGCAGGAACTTATGCTAAACAAGGTAAAACTTTGAAAGAAGGTCTTATCGAAACAATTGATAAGATAAAGAATACTACTAGCGAAACTGAAGCAATGGGACTAGCGATGGAAATATTTGGTGCTAAAAAAGCGCCTCAAATGATTGATGCTATCAAGCGTGGAGCATTTGATTTTCAAACGTTCTCTGAAGCAGCTGAAAATTCAGTAGGGACAGTCTCAAACACTTTTGAAGCTACTCTTGATCCAATTGACAAATTCAAGACAGCTCAAAACTCAGTTACTTTAGCAATGTCAGAGCTAGGCGCAGCAATAGCTGAAACTCTAGCACCTACATTTGAAGTGTTAGGGAATATGGTCAAAGACATAGCAGAGTGGTTCAGTGGTCTACCTGGTCCAGTAAAAGAATTCATCGTGATTTTGGGAGGTGTAGTCACAGTCGCTGGGATTCTAGTCCCGATATTCTTAACCTTGCAAGCAGCAGCAGTTGCGCTTGGAACATCCATCGGAGCAATGATTGCAGCAGCCGCACCCATAATCGGTATTGCTGCTTTAATTGTTGCCGCTATTGCAGCAATCGTGATTGGCATCAAGTATCTATGGGATACAAACGAGGGATTTCGTGACGCTGTCATGACAGTCTGGAATGCTATCATGGAAGTCATCAACAGAGTTGTGAGCGAAGTTTCTAACTTCATCATGAGCATGTTTGGAGTGGTTGTCAATTGGTGGACCGAAAACCAAGAGCTTATACGAGCTAGTGCAGAAACGGTCTGGAATGCTATCCAAACCGTAATTAATGCAGTCATGACTTTCTTAGGTCCATTAATCGAGGCCGCATGGGCGAATATCCAACTGGTCATCACGACCGCTTGGGAAGTCATAAAGACTGTTGTTGAAACTGCAATCAATGTTGTATTAGGCATTATCAAGGCAGTCATGCAGGTCATCACAGGTGACTGGTCAGGAGCATGGGAAACAATCAAGGGAGTGTTCTCGACTGTATGGAATGCTATCCAAAATGTTGTTCAAACCATCTTCACAGCCATCCAATCGTACATTTCAAATACGATAAATGCCATTTCAAGCACAATTTCAAATGTATGGAATGGAATTTCAAGTACAATTTCAAATGTATTAAATGGTATTTCAAATACTGTTTCAAATGTTTGGACAGGAATCAAAAATTCAATAGGGAATGCTATCAACGGTGCCAAAGACCTTGTAAGTTCAGCAATCGGTGCGATTAAAGGTCTATTCAATTTCAGTGTTAGTTGGCCACATATTCCACTACCTCACTTTTCAGTAAGTGGTTCAGCAAATCCATTGGATTGGTTGAGTAAAGGCGTGCCAAGTATCAGTATTGACTGGTATGCCAAGGGTGGTATCATGACAAAGCCAACCATCTTTGGTGCAAATGGGAACAGTCTAATGGCTGGTGGAGAAGCTGGAAATGAAGCAGTATTACCACTGAATGATAAGACGCTTGGTGCTATTGGTCGTGGGATTGCTCAGACGATGGGCGATAGTCCAACAAACATCAATATCACAATCACTGGCAATGTTGTCAGAGAAGAAGCAGATATCACTAAAATCGCTGACCAGGTTGCGCAACGAATCGCTGATGAAATCCAACGTAGAAGCCAATTGAGAGGGGGTATGGCATGATAAAACATAACGAACTTGTGATTGACGGTGTAAGAACATCGTCTTTTCCTTTCAAAGTCATCGTCCATGACTCTCCCTCAATAGCTCTAGGAGAAGGCAAAACAACTCTTCTTGAGCACAGTGGAATTAGTGGAGCAATCGTACAAACAAACAAGCACAGAGGACTTGTAAATAAGACTTACTCAATCTATCTTGTGAAACCTACTGAAGAACAGATGAATCAATTTATGAGTCTATTTATACGTGAGAAATTTTGGTTAGAGAGCGAGAGAGTCAAAACGACTCGTCTCTGGTGTTATAAGGTCAACGCCAACGATCTTGAAGAAACACAACCTGGTTTGTATATGACAAAAGTAACATTCACTTGCCACCCTACAAAACATTTCAAAACCACTGACACACAAAGATTGACTGGAAACGGAGTTTTAACTACTCAAGGCTCTGCTCTTGCCTTTCCTAAAATCACAATTGTTGGACAGAGCGCTACTGAGACTTCGTTTACTATTGCCGGACAAGTCATCAGACTTGAAAACCTCACAGAATCGCTTGTAATGGTCAACAATCCAGACAATCCAAGCTTTAAGAGCATAACAGGAAAACCAGTTAAATGGTCAGGTGATTTTATTACTGTTGATCCATCAAAAGTGAAAAATGTCGGTGTAGTTTTGGGTCCTGGCATTCAATCAATTGAAATCGAAACAGTTTGGGGGTGGGCATAATTGCTTTATTTACTTGATAAGAATGTGAGAACTGTTCGCTGGAACGGTGAGCCACTTCATGAAGCAACATCTGCAATTGTCAAAGAATCGATGAACGGCGACTTCATTCTTACTGTAAAATACCCAATTTCTGACACTGGGATTTACAAACGAATCAAAGAGGATATGCTGATAAAATGTCCTACACCTGTTTTGGGACCTCAGTTATTTCGTATCAAGAAACCCGTTGAGGAAAATGACCAACTCGAAATCACGGCATATCACATCACAGACGACATCATGCAACGTTCTGTGAAGCCTGTTCAGGTTGCAAATCAAACCTGTTCAATCGCACTTTCTCAAATGGTTCAAAATGCCAAAACTGATTTAGGTGATTTCTCATTTACAAGCGATATTCAAGAACGCAGAACATTCAACATGACAGAAACAGAGAATATCTATTCTGTACTGCTGGACGGTAAGCATAGTATCGTTGGTGCTTGGGAAGGTGAATTAGTACGCGACAATTTCTCACTAATGGTTAAAAAGAATCGTGGTGAGGATCGTGGTGTTGTAATCACTACACACAAGAATCTAAAATCTTATCAACGCTCTAAAAACTCGCAGAACGTTATTACTAGAATTCATGCTCGGTCTACATTCAAACCTGAAGGTTCTGAAAATGAAACAACAATCAAGGTTACTGTCGATAGTCCACTAATCAATTCATATCCGTACATTAACGAAAAAGAGTATGAAAATAACAATGCTAAAACTGTTGAAGAGTTGAAAAAGTGGGCACAAGCTAAATTCACAAATGAAGGCATTGACAAGGTCTCTGACTCAATCAAGCTTGAAGCTTATGAATTAGATGGACAAATCGTCCATTTAGGGGACACAGTGAATCTCAAGAGCTTAAAGCATAATGTTGATATTTTCAAAAAGGCTGTTGCTTACGAGTACGATGGACTAAAAGAAGAATACATTTCTTTAGAGTTTGACGACAAGGCTGGTTTTGGAGGTTCAGGAGTATCGAATGGCCTTTCTGATGTAACAAATGCGATCCTTGGAGTAACTTACTCGGCCCAAGAAATTGCAATTGAAAGAGCTGCTAGAAATGCTAATTTAGCTTTTGAACACCAATCAAATCAATTGAAGAAAGAAGTCGAAGATGGCATTGAGTTAATCAAAGCGAAGGCTGAAGAAAATAAACATTCGCTATCTGAAGAAATCAATCGAAGGTTTCACGATTTCAGCCCAGCTGGTTTTGAAGAAGCAAAAGCAAAAGCAGAAGAAGCCTTGAAAAAAGCTGGAGCAAGCACTGAACTAGCAGATGAAGCTAAACGTCTTGCTGATGAAACTCAGAACGCATTCGGTTCAATGGCTGATAGAGTGAACAAGCAAGACAGTGCTATCAAAGATAATGCTTTGAAACTTGCTGAATACAAAGAAACAGTTAGTGAACGTATAGGAAATCTTGTTAATCGAATGACTGGCAAGGCCGATCAAGTAGAATTCCAACGTGTAAGAGAAACGGCTCAACTCTATGAGCGCATTTTAGGTAGTTCAGAGAGTGACATTTCGAGAAATGCTTCACGTTTAGTAATGAGCGACCAAGTTTTTCAGACTGAGGTTGGGAAATACGTTACAGACGATAACAATCTGATTGTGAACTCTATGACGTTGGACAAGCATACGTTGGTAAATGCTAACAAAAATGGAGTGAATGTATCCGTAAGCGATGGTGTTTTCACAATCAAGGCGCAAGGTTTAACAAGATATAATTTTAGTGGGTTTTCACTGCCGATTTATGTTAAAAAGATTTATCGTGGCGAAACCTATACGCTAGGTTTTAAATACAGAATCCGTGAAAAAGTTGATACTAACTTTGTATTTGTTGTAAAAAACCACAAATTAAATAAAGGTCTAATATCCGTTGATATGGCAAATGCACAGACTCCCGCAAGCGACGAATGGATAGAATTACAACGCACTTTTACCATGAAAGAAGATTTTGTTTTTGGTGAGGACGCAAATTATCCATTTTACATTTACATAGCTAAAAATGGCTGGGTTGAGTTCAAAGAGCCTATCTTAGTACGTGGTTCAAATACTGGGCCGTACAAACCAAGTCAATTTGACGATGCTTACAAGATGACTGAAGCGACACGGACACAAGTCACACAACTAGCTGGATCATACGCAATTAAGAATCTGAATAGTGCTGGGGATTTAATCAATGGTGTCAACTTTGCAGCAGATGGAACTACTAGATTTGTTAGTAAATTAATGCATATTTCAGGCGATACATTGATAGACAATGCGGTTATCAAGTCAGCCATGATTGATAAACTAAAAACAGCCAATTTTGAAGCTGGTTCAGTAACAACTAACATTTTAGCAGCTGAAGCAGTCACAGCTGATAAAGTTAATTTTAATACTGCATTCATTCAGCGGTTAGTATCACAACAAGCATTTGTTGATGAGTTGTTTGCGAAACAAGCGACGATTACTTGGATTCAATCCATTGATATCACAGCTGATCACGTTAAAGGGGGTAAACTAACTTCATTAAATGGCGTGACTGATTTTGACTTACAGACAGGTTGGATTGAGATGAATGGCTTCGGTGTAGGATTAAAAAATAAATTTCCAAATAGGCCGTTACAGTATTTAGTATTTGGAGCTGGTAATATCAATGGCGTTGATGCTTCATATACTGCATTGTTGAGTAACAGAAACGGTAGACAAGCAATGGACAGCACATCGGCAGGCGTTCAGATTTGGAACGGCAGAACAGGAAATAGGGTTCAAAGCGCTATCAATATGTATGGTCAAAGGATAACATTCAACCAGAGCGCTCAAGATGGCGTGAAAGAAATATCTATTGATACAAATACATATACCATGTCTGGGCTTGATGAAATTTATATCAAAAATGTACGTTTATCATACATCTTAAACGACATTTACGATAATTTCAGAAATCTTGCAGCAGTCCCCGGAAATTATAGCCGAGGCTATCACAGCCAGTGGCGATAAAAAAAAGAAAGGTAGAATATGAACACACAAGACAAAGTGATTAACGATTTAGCAATTCAACTTGCTAATAAGACGATTGAATGTGCAAATTACAAGGCGCTTTATGAAGAAGCACAGGAGCAACTTCATGAAGATAATAGCCAACTTGAAAAAGTCAACAAAGTCTTACAGTCAAATGAAGAGTTAAAGACTCTATTTGACAAAGTGGCAGATGAATTAGATAAACCAGATGAAGAAGGGTAATATATGGCATTTAAAATCATTAACAAATATTTGCAAGAAAAAAACAGAACATTCGTAGCAATCAGACAAGAAGCGCCTTATACGGCTTTTGACCGTGTTTTGATTGGTGACCGTGCGAATGAGTCAGACGAAATTCTTATCCAAGCGGTACTTGGTCAAGTCGCTACCGAATTAAATCCCGCCGATGGCGTGAAGAAACTTCAAGAAGACTTGCAAACTCAAGCGCAAGACTACGAAGTCAAGCTCGCTGAGAAAGATGCAAAAATCGCAGAAGTTAAGGCAGTAGCAGATTGGGCAGTATTGGTTCGTGTAACAGATGTAGATAACCCACTAGATCCTACATTGTTTAAACGTGGACTTGAACTTGTTGACCTTGGTCAAAGTGGAAAAACTTACAAATCTCAAGAAATCTTCACACTTGAAAATCCAAACCACGTTGAGAAATTCCAAGAAGGGCAACGTGTCATGGTTCAAGTGAACGAAGCATTCACTTATCAGGGGCAAACGTTGGAAGAACTAAAAGACCTTGAGCAAAACGGTAAGCTAGGTATTTGGGAATGGACAGAACCAAAAACAGAGAAATCATCTAGCGAGCTAGACACTCAACCTGTTCAATAAGAGGTGATATATGCAAGATTTAGCATTTCATGAATTATTAGAGCACCTCAAAAATTTATCTTACAGTCCATACATCCACTTTTTCTTTTGGTTGATGGTTTTAGATATTGTGACAGGTTATATCAAGGCATTTAAAACCAAGCGATTTGACAGCAAAATCGGAACAATGGGATTGATTCGACATTTCATTGTTTTCGCAGTTATCCTGCTTGTTGCTATGTATGCACGTTCCCTAGGTTTCCGTAGCTTCGGGATTGCTTGGACTATGTTTTTCGCTTTCAATTATCTGTTTTCAGTTATTGAAAATTGGGAGATGATAGGACTAGCTTTTCCAGAGTTCCTAAAACCTTACATTAATCAAATCAAGAAAGACAATGCTCGTAAGATAGGTCAGTTATTGGTCAACATTGACCAAAAAGACAAAGTTGAAATTGAAGTTAAGGAGAAAGACGATGCAACAAATCAATGAAATTTTAATTAATGGTGCTATCAGCATCCTTGTCATTTTAGTAGGTATCGCAGTTAAGGCTGCCAAAGAATACCTCGTTCAAAAAGGTGGAGAAAAGACAATCAAGATTGTTGAAATCCTGGCTAAGAATGCAGTCAATGCAGTTGAGCAAGTATCCGCAGAAACTGGCTACAAGGGTGAGGAAAAGCTAGAACAGGCACGAATTAAAATCCGTGCAGAGCTCAGCAAGTACAATATCCACATGACCGATAGTGACCTCGATACCTTCGTAGAGTCAGCAGTTAAACAAATGAACGACGCTTGGAAAGGACAGTAATCATGGATATTGACACAAGCAGATATAGAGAAGGACTTCCTCAAATCGGATATGTTCCATATCGTCAGATTCACGCCCACTCGACGGGTAATAAAAACTCAACAGCTCAGAATGAAGCTGACTACCATATGCGCAGACCTGTTGAATCTGGTTTCTTCTCGCACGTTGTTGGTAACGGCAGAGTCATGCAAGTAGGACCAGTAAACAATGGCTCTTACGACGTTGGCGGTGGTTGGAATTATGAATCTTATGCAGCAGTTGAGCTGATTGAAAGTCACTCAACTGAAGAAGAGTTCATGGAAGATTACCGTTTGTATGTCGAATTACTACGAAATCTAGCAGAAGAAGCTGGATTGCCTGTTACTCTTGATACAGACGACCTTGCAGGAATTAAGACGCATTACTACTGTACCAACAATCAACCTAATAATTATAGCGACCACGTTGATCCATACCCTTACTTAGCAAGTTGGGGTATTAGTCGTGAGCGATTCAAGCATGATATTGAAAATGGATTGGCCGTTGAAAAAGGCTGGAAGGAGAATGCTACTGGATGGTGGTATGTTCGTTCAGACGGCTCATATCCGAAAGAACGATTTGAAAAAATCGACGATACCTGGTATTATTTTGACGGTTCTGGTTACATGCTGACAGACAAATGGAAGAAACACACAGACGGCAAATGGTACTATTTAGACCCTTCAGGAGCTATGGCAATAGGTTGGAAAAAGATTGCTGAAAAATGGTACTATTTCAACGAAGAAGGCGCTATGCAGACTGGCTGGGTTAAATATAAGGATACTTGGTACTATCTTGATGGCAAAGACGGTAACATGGTATCGAACACTTTCGTACAATCAGCTGATAAAAAAGGCTGGTACTACCTAAAATCTGACGGATCACTAGCTGATAAACCTGAATTCGTGGTCGAGCCAGAAGGGCTTATCACGACCAAATAAAAAATAATAGAAATAAATCAAAATTTAATTACACTTTACCGCTGGCGTTTGCTGGCGGTTTTTTGTTTGCTCTGATAACGAGATATTTTAATGACCGCGAGAAATCACGGTTTTTGTTTGTTCAAAAAAATCCTCCATGGTATAATATATTTAGTAAAAATATAAAACCATTTTTTCAAGGGATACGGTAGAGGATACAACAAAATCAATAGGCTTTGATTTAACAATGTTTTTTAAACTCCCACCGGCTCCATTGATAATTTACATTGTTTTGTAAATCTTTCTAAAACGTTGTTTTTACAACGTTTTTTATTTTATTCTTTGGTATTCTTTTGCAAAAAAAGAATACAACATTTTGTTGTATCCTAAATATTAAATCAAGTCCTGAATTTTCTTAAGTT